CAGTGCTAAACATAGATTGGTCTAATATTTTATCTGGAATCGCTGATTTTTTTAATGAAATTGACATTGATACTTTGTTGGTAATAATAGGCGGAATTGCACTTAAAAAAGGAGCCGTAAAAAAACTTTTTGCATCGTCAATAATTAAAGCAATAGGAACAGGAATTTCATTAAAAAGTCTCCCTGTGAGTATTAGTTCGGTTTCATGGGGCACAATTTATCTTGGTGGAGCTGCTTTCGATGTAATTGGAACAAAAATCATAAACGGAGTAAACAGTTTTATAACAGCATACTTTGGAGAAAGTGTTGCTAACGCAATGGGAGAAGCACTTCTTATATCCGTTACTACTGGAGCTGGATTGGTATTAGGTGGCCCAATAGGAGCGGCTATTGGTGCAGCCATAGGCATTGCACTCGATACTTTTGTGGTAAAAGGCGAGTGGATAACGAAGTTCTGGAAAAAAATAGGAGATGACTTATTTAATTTTGATGTGACAAAAAGTCTTCTGGAATACTCTAAACAATGTTTTTCTACTGCATTTAGTACGGATTCGTTTGCTGAATTTGGTATTAATATAGTAGAAGGGATTGCTAATGGATTGGCATCTGCTCTTACTTTTTTAGTAGAACCAATATTCGATATGTTTGATATAGTCGTAAAAGGAATTTGTGATGTGTTTGGCATACATTCTCCATCAAAGGAAATGGAACCATATGGAGAATACATCTTACTTGGAATAGTACAAGGATTTTCTAATTCTATAGGAACATGGGTTCAAAAAATAGTCGATTGGAAAAATCAAACCACAGAAAAATTCAAATCAATTATTAATGATACTGTTATACCAAATGTCATGACATGGTTCTCTGCTATGCCAGGGAAAATATATGATTCCATTATTAAAGTTAAAGATAAACTTGATGTATGGAAAACCAATATCAATTCGTTCTTCGCAACAAATATTCCTCAGATTGTAAAGCGTGTGGTTGATTTGTTTGGTGATCTTCCAAAACAGATGGTCACGGTTGGAGAGAATATCATCAAGGGACTTTGGAATGGTATTAATAATATGGTCGGATGGATTGGAGACAAAATCAAGGGTTTCACATCTGGAATAGTAAACGGATTCAAGGAAGGATTTGACGAACATTCTCCATCAAAGATTGCTTTTCAGATTGGCGATTACTGGACGATTGGACTTGGCAATGGTATGTCTGATAAGTTTTCAGATATTTACAAACAAGTTGAAAATTTCACAGATAATATTGCAAAAACTCAGATTTCAATTCCAAAATTGGATTTATCTGTGCCGGATACTGATTTCACACCTAAAATGAATTTTGATTCTGGAAAACTTTCCACCACAATGCATGATGAAATTGATGTAAAGATGGCTGAATATTCCTATCAGATGCGTCAGCTTCAACAGTCCATTGAAACCCAGAATCAGATTCTGGAAGAAATGAATGCAAAAGGCTTGGTATTTGATGATAATGCTATGGTCAAAAAATATCAAACGGCAGCAAAAAAGTTCCGTAGACAAACCGGAAGACAGTTAGGAATTGCATATTAAAAGTTTTGCAGAAAGAAAGGCAACAAAACTGTTCTTAATAAGAGAGCGGCAATGTTGCCTTTTTCTTTTTTTGGTGAAAACAGATAGTGCCATTGACTTTTGTCATAACAAAACGTATAATTATGTCATGACAAAATGAAAGGAATTAATATGATGGCTAGACCAACGAAAAGTCCAAAAGGGAACAGGGAGAGTTTTCGCCTGTCAGACCAAGATGTTGAAAAAATGAAATTATGTGTAGAAAAAACAGGAATGAGCAAGACTGATGTGATTCGAATGGGAATTGACAAGATATATACGGAATTAAAAGAAAAGTGATGGGAGTTTGCTCCCACCACTAAATCTTTGTTGAAAGTGTTTCCACTGTTCAACTGGTTTATAATTCCTTCTCGACAATCGAATTATAACACAGTGGATACCCTTTCGCAAGTAAAAAGGCAGAAAGAGGGTAGAATGTGAGTAAGTTATTAATTGATGAATCACCATTATTAGTATTGCCGTCATTGGCGGCAACTATTGGACTCAATGAATCAATCGTGCTGCAACAAGTTCATTATTGGCTCCAAGTAAAAAAATCAGCAGGAAAAGATTATATCGATGGGCATTATTGGGTGTACAACAGTTTTTCTGACTGGAACAAGCAATTTCCGTTTTGGTCTATCAATACGATAAAAAGAACTTTTTACAGCCTGGAAGAAAAAGGTTTATTGATCTCCGGAAACTACAATCAGAGAAATTTTGATAAAACTAAGTGGTATTCCATCGACTATTCTGTGTTGACTCATTTTGATGCACTCGTCGACCCATTTTGGGTCGATCGAGAATCCCATTTTGGGTCGACCAATACCATAGACTACATTACAGATAATAACAACAATAATGTCACAAACCCTCTGGAGGAAAAGAATCCAGAGGATAGTGATAAGGATAATGCTTTTTCCAAAAAGAAGGAAAAAGATATTCATGCTTCTTCTTGTAATTATATAAACAATGTAAATATATCTAATAGCATTCAAAAACAGAGAGAACTGATTAAATCAAGGAAGAAGGAACAGTTATCTTTAACTCTTCCAGAAACGATTCTTTTATCGGAACAATCAATCCATGCTGCTATGGCTCAATCAGTGATTGGAGAAGATGCATGCTTTGAAGCGTGGGTAAAAGAAGTGGTTAGGTACTTCTTGGAATCATATGGCAGAAACCGTGGCGAGATGCACCCGTCTATTACGGTATCTCAAGCAGTGAAAATTATTGATAAGTATGTTCTGGTTCCAAAATCATTGGAAAATGAGGATATTGGTGTTAGAGAATACAAGTTAATGATAGATCAATACTTTAAGACTAAATTTGGGCTGAGGAGCGGGAAAAACGTGGATTATCGTATCATGCATTTCATGAGCGATAAAATTATGGAACGTATGTACTGGAAAATTAATAACTCTGATATGCAATAGCTTTTTTGTGGAGGGATGACATGAATCATAGGAAAGAAGAAAAAAAGAGTGGATTATTGATTATGCAATAAATAATCAAGATGTTTTTATTGATATAACATCTGAAGAGTTTGTAGAAGCATATGTTGAAAAATTCGATCCACCAGACGTATTGTGGCAATGGTATGGTGAACCGACTGTTCCGGAGCTGAAAAAGCTATTAGCGGAGCTTTACAAAGAGGGAAAAATGTCAAGGTATAGACACTACTGCGATATATGGAAAGATGGATTTCCTAGATGGTTTTATATTTATAAATATACTGGAACAGATCGCAGATTTTAGATTCATAATTCCGCTAAATAGCAAGATATTATTTGTTGATATTACAGCTTTTCAATTTCAAAAAGTAAATGAGAATAGATTGGTAATTTGGTTTTTTACTGATGAATCTAAAACAAATGCATTTAGGCTTAATTTCGATGGATCGAAAGCAACGTTTGAATATTACACTCCAAGCGCAATTACAAATATAAAGAAATGGTAAAGTTTTTATAAAATAGCATAACAATATTTAAACATAAGTCACTTCGACAGTGATTCCTCCAAAAGTACCATTCGGAGCAATAAGAATAAGATCATTTCCAGAACTATCTTTGGCTAAATTAAATGTCCCAGTTCCAGAGTTCCAACCTTTAACATTGAAACCTATTACTTTTCCACTAGTTGGGACTCCAATATCAGAAAATGAATCCAATTTTTTATATGCTGGTATACTTGAAGAATTTATAACAACATTTGAATAACTTTTTGTGATTGTTTTCAGCATCTTGCTATTTATTTGAGTAATTTTAAAATGTATATTTAATCAAAATTATCACATAAATTACTGTGATGATAAATGGTAAATAAGAGCTATTCGGCTGTACAATCCTTACGGATTATGGGTACTGTGAATAGCTCTTATTAAGATATCTTATGTGTATTTTACAATAATATGCTTAAGATTGCAAGTTAATTACCATTTAGCGATTTCAAAGTGAGTTTTTAAAACTGACCAATATGGGTTAAAATAATATAAGAGATTTTAGGAGAACGTCATTTTGTGGCGTTCTTTTTTCTTTGCGAGAAAGGAGGTCGATTTTTGTGAATGGATTTGAAGGTTGGCTCATAAAAATAAATGGAAAGATATTTCCAAACAAATATATTCATGCTGGAACATATAAGTGTACTCCAGACCAGGAAACCGACCTTGACGATGAAACCGATGCAGATGGAATATTTCACAGAAATGTATTGCCAGCTAAAGCAACTAAGATTGAATTCGATATCAAGCCAGTAAGATTGAATGATTTAGTTCAAATAAAAGAAATCATTCCAGATAATGCAACGGAAATTGATGTAGAATACTGGAATGACAGAAAAATGCAATATCAAACCGGAAAAGCATATATTCCTGTTGCAACTTTTGAACCATATATGGTTTACAAAGATATTAATGACATATTATACAATCCGACAAGAATAGCAATCATTGAATACGGGGAGGTGAGAGATTGATGCTCAACTTTCCAGAAGAACTAAAAGAACTATTCAAAAAAGATAATACATCAGCTGAAACTAGAAAAAGTTTGCGGCTGATTTTTTTTGATGATAAATCTGATTCTTTGTATCCTGCTGAAAACTTATATCCGGAAGAATCGCTGTTTCCGGCTGAACATGGAGTACCGTGGCTTGTGATAGAGAATGACCGTATTGAAAGCGAGTCATTGAGCATTACAGAAACGCTTTCCTCATCTGACGACATTGAATTTGGATCGTGTGAGGCTTCCAAACTGGAAATTACAGTATTTGATGTAGTTGAAAATCTCTCCGGGAAAGAGTTCATGTTGGTCTTAAAAATCGGTGAGCATGAGTTGGAAATGGGGTATTACACAGTAGAGTCCTATGTCAGACAGTCTAATCGAAGAAAGAGAAAGATTACTGCATATGACCGAATGCGAAAATTTAATACAGATGTTTCCACTTGGTATAATGATTTGACATTTCCGATGACATTAAAAACGTTTAGAAATTCGTTGTGTGAATACATTGGAGTTGTTCAATCATCTGCCAGCCTAATCCTGGATGATATGGAAATTTCAAAAACTGTAGAGCCATCAAAATTATCTGGGCTAGATGTAATGAAAGCCATATGTCAAATAAATGGTTGCTTTGGACATTTTGACAAGACTGGAAGTTTTAAATACATTCAGCTGCAACAGACTGGATTATATCCATCAGAAGAACTTTTCCCAGAGGAAAGTTTGTATCCATCAGAATTTGGATCTGACGGAATGGATGTTGAAGTTATATCAAAATACAGTCAGCCAATGACATATGAAGATTATTTGGTCAATGGAATTAGTGGATTACAAATCCGACAGCAAGAGGGAGATGTTGGAGCAAGCGTTGGTGATGGTGATAATGCGTATATCATTGAGGGGAATTTCTTAGTTTACGGAAAAGATGCTAATACACTTTTGAGTATTGCACAGTCAATATTTCCACAAATTTCCGGAAGAGCATATAGACCCGCTTCTTTAAAAACCAATTTTTTGCCATGGGTTGAAATTGGAGATGCATTGAGAGTAATAACTAGAAATGATATCGTGGAAACTTTTTGCATGAAGAGAGAAGTAAAAGGAATCCAGGCAATGTCAGATACGTTTACTTCAACAGGATCTGAAACCAGAGAAGAATCATTTGGAATAGAAAGCCAAATTATTCAGCTGGAAGGGAAAACGGCAGTCATTATTAAAAGTGTAGATGAAGTTTCTGCAACGGTTACAGACTTGAAAAACTACACAGAAGCACAGTTTAAGATAACTGCCGACAGTATCACAGCCGAAGTCACAAGAGCAAAGGGGGCAGAGGGGGAATTATCAAGTAAGATCACGCAAACTGCTACAGAAATCAGGTCAGAAGTTACAGATAAGACGAATGGTTTGCAAAGCCAAATCACGCAGCAAGCCGGACAAATTGCATTGAAAGTAAGTCAAGGAGATGTAACAAATCAGCTGAATTCCGAATTGAAGATCACCGGGAATTCAATTGCTCTGACTACCGGGCACTTTACTATTGATTCCAAAAATATGAAACTGGACGCTTCTGGAAATGCGACATTCTCTGGAACAGTTTCTGGTGCTGCAATTAGTGGTGGTACTATTTCTGGATCTAGTATTACTGGTGTAAGCATCAACATTGATGATTTCTTTGTGTGCGATAGCCAAGAAGTACAGATTGGCGGTTTTGAGACATCCTACGCATACGGAAGAGATATTTTCCAGTCACAAGATGGTCAGTGCGGTATTTCTGCGAGTGCTTCAAAGGCAGGAAAACTATGGATATGGGCAGGATATAATAGTGCTTCCGATTACGATTTTATGGTAAATAATGCTGGTAGCGTATATTGCCGAAATGGTGTTCACGCAGATGATTTCTATCCGACTAGTTATAAGAATTCGGTAGTCTATTGGATTGATTGGCTTTATGATGCAGTTCAATCACTTTCATAATTGGAGGATATGTGATGTATAAAATAAAAAAAGTACCATCACCTACTGGATATACAATTTTAGAGTCAGAAATCGAAGTTAATAGCGTAAATGGGATTCAGACCGTATACGAGAGCGATGGAGAATTAAGAGGGAAAATCAGTATTGTATCGATAGAATCAGAACTTGAGATTTCTTACGAGAGAAAGTATAAAAATGGGAAAATCAGAACTTTTGTTGTTCGCAAGAAAATGGATGTTGGAGAAAATGATTTTAGCCTATCAGAAGCACCGATGTTTGATAAAGAGTTAGAGTCGGTCTCCATTGTTGCGAAACTTGTATAAGGGGAGAAACGCATGAAAAAGACATTGACTTATGATTATGAGATGATGGTAAGAGCCGGACAGCTTTTGAATTCACTTACATTTACTGGAGTTCAGCAAGCAAGAATTGTATCAGAACTTGCCAATATTTTAGATTCTGGAAAAACAGGAGAAATATTTGAAAGAAAGGATGATGAAAAGAATGGCGTACACAGCAAAGAAATACAGTCGGATAAACTGGAAAAATAGACCATCCACTGCCACTGCATTAGGTGCCACCAACATGAACCACATGGATGTTTTTCTCAATGATGTGGATAATGCACTTGTTGAGATGGAAGCCGCAAAACTGAATATTGCAACGGCAAATTCCATGTTGAAAAGTGTGACATATAATAAATCCACTGGTGTTTGGAATTTCCAACAGTTAGATGGTACATCATTTTCATTTGACCAAAACATTGAAAAAATTCCAGTATCGTTTTCACTTTCAGAAAATGGTGTGCTGACCATGACAACGGAAGATGGTACGCAGTGGGAATGCAATGTTGCAGAACTTATAAAAGATTATGTGTTTGACGATTCAGAAACGATTGGTTTTAGCAAAGAATTCAAGAGCAATGAATACCATGTATCCGCAATTGTGAAGGACGGAAGCATTGGGGCTAAGCATTTGAACCCAGATTATAGGTCTGATATACAGTCTTATATGAATACGGCTCAAACCGCTGCGAATGATGCACTGACTTACTCCAAGGATTCTAAGCGATGGGCGGTTGGTGATGCGTCATATTCTGGAAGTGAAACGGACAATAGCCGATATTACAAAGAGCAAGCAGAATCGGCAAAAGTAGCGGCAGAAAAAGCAAGAGATGAAGCTCAAGCTGCTACTGGTGCAAAAATTATGACTTCCACCGAAATGGGCGTTGGCAGACCAGACGGAACAACGATTGGAGTAGAAAACGGAATTTTCAGCCTTATCGCAAAAGCAATTAATCTTCCAGCAGTTGATACTTCTGGAATTATTGGAACTGCTGGAGGAGAATCGACTACGCAAGCGTTGCTGGACGAATTAGCAAGTAGAGTTGTGAGCAAACTGGTCACAAACGATGCTTTAACCGCAAAACTGGCTGACTATATGACAAAATCCATGATGTCTGGAACCCAGGTAAATGATGCAAATCATGTACCAACATCAGCATTAGCGTACTCCATGAATCAAGCCATTGAGACACTAAATAGCAATTTTAGTAAGAGAAATCCTCCGTATGCAGAAGCAACTTCTGGCGTGTCATATGGACTTCCAGATTATTCGTATGTCCTTGGAAATGCAGGCAATAAGAAAGGTACTGCATCTGGAGATGTTTATTATATTGCTGTAGATGCAAAGGGCAGGCTTTATGGTGGAGCGCAAGTTAATAATGCCACTGATATTACATGGAAAGAGACTGCCACAAAGGATTATTTAGGCGTGACCCAATACAATGGCGTAGACTACATTTCTCTGAGTGGGAAATTATCCAATATTGGTGAATGGGTAAAAAATAATGGTACGCCAGGTAAATGTACATTTGTTCGTGTAGAACCATCAGATTCTGACGGATATTTTGGTACATCCGGATTTAGTATCTTATGGACGCGCACTTCAGTTAACTATGGCTGGTGTATATTAATATCTGATAATCCCAAAATGGTAGTTTTTGGTCGGAATACTGTTGGGTGGCATTGGTATGCGCCGTCGTTGACCGAAGTATCATAGTTTTACATCACTAAAAGTACCACCATTGCTATTTAGCAACGTTGATGTAGAAAAGAAAATAGGCGGGCCGTGGTATACACCCGGTGCCGCCTTTTGTGAAATTATTTTATGGAATGCATAATAATCATGAGATTTACTTCCCTACAAATAAATAGACGAATGAATTTATAAAATGCAACAAAAAATATTGATTTTCTGATTTTAAAGTATAAAATAAAAAAAGAGTGGGCATTCTACCCTCGCAAAGTATGTATGCCCACTCAATCTCTAAAGGAGATCGTGTCTATTATACCACGATCTCTGTTTGAGTACAATAAAAATATGAAAAGGGGACTAGTGGTATGTCTAACGAAATCAGAAATCAAGTAATTATGGAACTCCAGGGAGACTTTACAACGGAACAATTAAAGATCATTGATTTGGCAGTGGCTAAGGCAATGAGGGGATATAGGATTGAGCGAGAAGAGACGCTTCCGGCGACAACAGTATGTGAAATGCCTTTAGATATAAGGGAATTCCTTGCAAGGAAGAAAATGAAAGGTTGTTCTGATGGAACAATCGAACAGTACAAAGATTTGTTGTCGGATTTTGCATTGTGGGCCAGAAAAGATCTTCGGCAGGTAAAAGACCTTGATATTTTAGCGTATTTGGATTATAGGGCGAAGCTTGGAGCATCGAACAGAACATTGGATAGTAAGCGTCTCATATTATCATCATTTTATACTACGATGCATGAAACTGGGAAAATGCAGTATAATCCGTCTAAGACAGTTGATCCAGTGAAATACAAGGCAAAAGTTCGGGAACCGCTGAACGATATGGAATTGGAAAAAGTTCGGTCTGCTTGTCGGACTCTAAGAGAAAAAGCGTTGTTTGAAGTCTTATATGCAACTGGCGGACGTGTGAGTGAGATAGTTGGAATTAATTATACGGAAATAGACAAGCAAACCAGAAGCGTAGTAATAACTGGAAAAGGTGACCAGGAAAGATATGTATTTCTAAATGCGAAAGCCATGTTAGCTATCGAAAATTATATAAAAAGCAGGGGAGATGAAAGCCCAGCATTATTTGTTGGTGCAAGAAAACCACATAATCGTTTGGGGAAAGAAGCCATTGAAAGAGAGCTGAAAGCAATAGGGGAAAGGTCTGGGATTGACAGACCAGTTTTCCCACATTTATTAAGACATACGTTTGCGACTGATATGCTTGAACATGGAGCATCTCTTAATGAGGTATCGGAGATGTTGGGGCACAAGAAATTGGATACAACAAAGATTTATGCCAAAATCAGTACGAATGCACTCGCAATTTCTTATAAAAAACATCATGCCGCATAAAAATTAAAAATCAACATTCCAGACAGACTACCTATGGTAGTCTTTTTGGCGTGAGAAATCTGAAAGGAGAATAAACCATGACACCAAACCAAAAACGAAAATCAGTAATTGATAAGTATGATGAAATCATTGGAAGAAACATATATAACCAGACGCTTCGGGACTGGTGCTACAAGCCATATAAAGATGGAAAATATTACAGTGATTGTTCTTCTTCCATCTGCTATGCCTACAAAGAAGCAGGACTCGGATTTGGAATTTTGAATACCGCAGGAATGTATAATTCCAAGAAACTAACTACGGTCAACGTGGAGATCAAGGACGGCATTCCAAATGAGAATGATTTGAGAATGGGAGATATGCTTTTGTTTGCCGGAAATGATTCTAGTAGACCTCTTCGTATTGGCCACGTAGAAATGTATGTTGGAGGCGGTAAAATTTGTGGGCATGGAAGCGGAAGACCATCTTACAAGGACTTGAAAACATACTGCAAAAACCGCTACAATTCATTTGCTCCTGGTGGATGGAGAAAAGGTGTTGTGTGCGTAAAAAGATATATCCAAGATGAAATTGAACCAGAAGGATGGGTAAAAGATTCTCATGGTTGGTGGTGGAGTAATGGAGACGGAACATTTGCTAAAAACGAATGGAAGCTGATTAATCATCATCGGTATCTCTTTGGCGCAAACGGATATATCAGAAAAGGCTGGCACCGTTGGAATCCGGACACAAAACAGGTAGATTCATTTGACGGATCTGGAGATTGGTATTTCTTAGACGATACAAAAAATGGAGATTTTGAAGGTGCTTGCTGGCATAGCCGGGATAACGGAGCGCAAGAAATCTGGTATGTTGAGTAACTATTAATTTTTCATAGATGGAGGTTTATTATGTCTGAGCAGTTAAAATTATCAAATGGACAGGTCTATGACCTTGTTACCGATGGTGTGCAGCAGAGTGGAGATAACCTGGTTTTAAAGCTCCAACCAGCGTTTAAAACATTTGCAGGGATTGAAAATGATTTTGAGGATGAGTCTAAAACAGAGAAAATCTATGTTCTGGATTCTGCCGGAGAAACCATGATGTCTCTTGTTGGATACACCCAGTATAAGGGTATGGAAAAGATTATGGATTATGTGATTTCCTCCGAACTGGTGGATGGAGAAACTAAGGATGTAACGGCAGTAGTATATAAGGTAAATCTGTCCAAACCAGATATTCAGAAGAAAGTCCAGGATATCCAGGATACCGTTGACATGTTAGTAGCAGATCAGTTAGGAGTGTGATAGTATGTATAACACATTGAAGCGTATGTATTTAACAGGGAAGCTCACCAAAGAGGGATTGGACAAGGCAGTTTTAAAAGGTTGGATTACACTGGAACAGGAAAATGAGATTCTTTCTTTAAAATAGAAAGGCGGTGATCCGTTTCTCCGGGTCCGGCGGTAACCGGGCGGCCTAAAGCCATCAAATGAAGAAAGGGGCAGAACATCCATAGAGATGCTGCCCCTGTTTTTTTATTTTTTGATTGAGATAAGCGTATATCCATTTTCTCCGGCATATGCCGCTGATCGCCCTTTTGTAAGTGCATTTTTTAACGTTTCCACATCCGGCATGATTTGATCAGATCCAACAAGTTCTTCGTGCGCCTGTTCCATGGTGAAGTTGTCCAGGATTAACTGACACACATTGACTCTGGAACGCATGGTACAGTGGTTGTTTGCGGTCAGCATGTTAAGCTGTTCGTGAAAAGAACTTCCAGTATTTCCAAACATGCAAAATGCAAGTTGGCGAATATCACGTTCGCCACACTGATTATTGATATACGCATGAACGCAATCTTTAATTTGCTGGATGCTGGAATCTTGTGCATCAAAATGATTTCTATATTTGTAATTCAAAATATATAGTTCCATATTAATTCCAATAGCATCAAACCATTTTTCCAATGTCCGGTATCCTGGTTCGCCAACACCGGATTCCCAGTTCTGGATCGTGTTTACTGATTTTCCAAGAGCCTGCGCCATGTATTTCTGCGTTTTTCCTGCGTCAGTTCTGGATTTTGCAAGCATAGCACCAAATCTCTGAGCATTTTCTAAATCTGTCATTGCCATAAAAAATTATCTCCTGTATAAAGATTTTAACCCAAAAAATTATGGGTATCATATAAAAAATATAGGCATAAAAAATTATGCCCATCGTTGGTAAAAGAATAGTATAAAAATTATGCATAAATTTGAAGAAAATCTGCTGAACACATTCCTGCTAGATTAGTAATATCATAGTAGCATATAGGAAACAACATATAGGTATAATACATCAATATTTTAGATATTTCAAGTATTTTCTGGAATTGTTTCCATGAAAAACGCATATGATGTAATAAAAGGAGTGTGGCGGTATGAAAAAGTTTAGTGTATGGGCAATTTTAATTGTAGTTTTGATTACGTCTACTTTGGTAAAAACAGACATATCATCTTCTGGAAAGCATAATTACAAGATAATTCACCAGGATTGTAGTAAGACCATTATTGGGAACAACATTAAAACAACGGCAGTCAAGAAGCTACAACCAGTCAGTCCAGATATTACCGCAAGAGTAAACGGTGGTCATTTGATTCACAACAATAAGGTTCAGAAAATTTTTCTGATAGACAACCGGGAACGAAAAACAAAAATCCTTTTACGGAAGCAAAGAGCCAGAAGTAGTATTGACAAA